AGCACGGCTGAGTAGGCGCATGAGTTATGCAGGTACCTTGTTCTGGCAAGCCTGACCTTGTGGCTTAGGACATGCATAGAACGCCTTGTATGGGCGACCTGTTGACTTAGCAATACCTGCTGGTACATGGCGCATTGCTCCGCCACCACATGTGCACTCAGGTACTGGTCGTGATGGTGTGTAACCTGTTGGTGCAGCAGGTGCTGCTGTCCAGTTAGGTGCTTCTGTTACTACCTGTGCCCCAGGAAATGCGTTCTGTACTACCTGTGCAGCAGATGGTGCTGGTGCAGGTGAGTTGTTCGCCATTGTTTCTGTTGTCTGCTCAAGGTCAATGAGTGCAGCAAGGCGCTGTGTCAATGCATCAATGAGTGTGTCTAGTTCAAAGCCATCGTTAGCACGAAGGTTAATCAACATGCCGTCACGCTTTGTCTTGAAGTTAATCTGAATTGCTGCTGATTCGTTAGCCATTTTATTCTCCTATATTTACTTCGGGATAGAGGTGTGAGTCTTTGCCACCCACTGCATAGCATGATGAATTTACGGAGCATGTGCCACACATAAACCCAGGTGCTGGTATGAAGATGTTGTTAATAACTGCTAGTTCAAAACCCTTAACCTGATTACCAAGTCGTGACTCAGTGTATCGGTCAAGGCTGACAGGTGTTGTTAGTTCCCCTGTGCGTGCCATGAAGTAACTGCCTAGTTGTGGGCGAACACCAAAAGTTTTCTCCACGAGCACGGCATAGATACCAAGTTGTGCTTGAGACTTAGGCTCAGCACCTGTCTTAATATCTACAATTACTAACTCTCCAGATGGTGCAACCATCACGCGGTCTAAGAACGCCTTGATGTTTACACCTTTAATCGTCTGATTTATTTCAGTTTCAATAGCGGGGATGCCAGCGGGAGTATCCCAAATCTTCCATCCGCTTTCTTCTCTAAACTGAATCCAGTAGTCAACCATCTTTGGACCATTGGCTAACCACCAAGATGCATCCTCTTTGTTTGGATACGCCTTGGTCGCACGACCACCAGCACGCCAAGGCATGCCGTTGTCTACCATCTTGTAGTTGTGTTCCCATCGCTCATTGAACATGGCTACTGGGTCAAACCCTTCTGGCTTTATGTCGTAGTATTCTGTACACTCGTGCACTGCCTTGCCTCCAGCCAACCAATAGGATGGCGCTTCGGCTACATGCTGTACACGAGATAGGTAATACTGCCATCCGCACCCAAGCCATGTTGACATGGCGGAGTGAGAGACATAGTTCTTACCTGTTACGAGTTCAAGTGTCATTGTTTCTCCTTCAATAGAGGAGACTACTACACAATCTCTGCTCTATTGTACGACACGCCGAAGAAAATTACATGGATGTAGTTTGTTTGTGTGTACACTGCTGTTCGTGTTGAACAGATTAAGTAGAGTACTAGCGAGGTTCTTAGACCGAGCAGGTGTTACTGCTCCCATTGGTGCAGACTTGCGTAGCCTTGGTCCTATTCACGCATGCATGTGTGGCTCCATGCTTTTTAAAGTGGGCTGCATGTTTGAAGATAATGATATATCTATGTGGTTTATAGATGCAGAGTGTGCCGAGTGTGGTGCATTAGTAAAGGTGCCGTGCCCAGCAGACGATGATTAAAATAATTTATTGCATAAGTTTTATTGTGAGTAACATCACAACTTTTTTTTGGTCTTACAAGTTAGGTATTAAGACAGAGCAACGAGCACGCCTTCGGAGGTTGAACACATTGAAGCGATTACTTAATGGCAAAATATGATTACAAATGCAATACCTGTGGCGGGGTACAAGAGATAGATAAACCAATGGGTAGCGACTGGGTTCCAGTGTGTTGCGAACAGTCTATGTCTCAGGTTTATTCCGCAGTGCCAGTCAAGTTTAATGCTTCTGGATTCTATTCAACGGGGGGCTAATGGAATACCCAAATTGGTTTGTTAGTACTGGGGCGGTTGAAAACTTTAAGCGACATCTTACCCAGTTTAAGGGCAAGCCTGTTGATTTCCTGCAGGTAGGTGCATATACAGGTGATGCATCTGAGTGGATGTTGAAAGAAATCTTGAGCCACCCCGACTCAACCTTGACCGATGTGGATACATGGCAGGGTAGCGATGAGGCTCAGCACCATGAGATGAACTTTGATGATGTCTTTAAAACATACGAGAAGAAGGTTGGCAAGTACAACAACTTAACCTACTGCCAAGAAACAAGTACTGAGTTCTTTAATAGTAACAAAAAGTTATATGACTTTATCTACATAGATGGTGACCACACTGCCTTCGGTGTAATGAAGGACCTTATGAATTCTTATTCATGTCTTAAGTCAGGTGGGATTATTGCATGTGATGATTATCAATGGTCAGAAGGTAGGGGTAATTACTATGACCCACGCCCTGCCATTGATGCTTTCTTTAACATAACCCGTGACCGATTCTCGGTCATTGAAATCGGCTGGCAAGTGTGGTTTAAGCATGCAGCACAGGCTACTACTTAAGAACCCAACCACTCGTTTTGGAATCTGCTCCGTGTGTGGACCAACGAGACTTAAAAAGAAACAACGGGGTTACTACTCTTGTCGCACAAAGTCTAACCTCAATCGTGTTAAGTTAGCCAAGCATAAGAAAGATGCTTGCGAGATATGCGGGTTCGTGGCTGTGCATCGTAGCCAATTAGATGTTGACCATATAGATGGTAACCATAATAACAATTTGTTATCAAACTTACAGACCTTGTGTGCTAATTGTCACCGTCTTAAGACACAAGAAAATAAAGATTGGCAAAACAAAAAAGCCCCCCGCAATTAAGCGAGGGGCTAATCTGTTTACTGTTACTTCTTAAGACCAAACTCTGGTGCTGACTTGTCAAGCGCCTTGAGGATTGGACCTACTAGACCAGCGATGAACGCTGTGGCTAGTGTCTTAGGGTCGTGCTGTCCTGCTGTGTAGAGTGCAACTGCTGATGCTGCTGCTGCTCTGACATAAGACAGACCAATCTGCTTTACTTTTTCTGTGTCAATCATTGTTACTCCTTATGATTTGAATACAGGCTTACCAAATCCCACGACAGTCACGGCTTGTGACTTGCGGAACTTGCTGCCGTTCTTCTTCTTGTATGCACGAACCTTCTCGCACACCTGTCCACCATTGCGCTGGTCACCCTTTTTATCGGGAGCAGTGTTGCCCTCAATACAGGTGACAGTGCCATCGCCATTGTCTTTAACAACAATGCCTACATGTGAGATGCGGTCAACGCCATCATTAGGGAAGTCAAAGAAAACGATGTCGCCAGGTAGAGGGATTGCTTCCTCTGCCTTCTCCCATGCACCCTTCTTCATAAACGCAGTAGCGCCAGCCACTGTGGATACGCAGTTAGGAATCTTTAATCCAACTTCGTTGGCACACCACATTACAAATGAACCGCACCATGGTAAGAAGTTAGCCTTAGTAAATGCACCGTATTTTGTTTCGTTATCCTTAGGTCCTTCAATGACATTGAGTTCACCCTTGGCTACTGCAATTAAATCTAAACGCTGACCCATATTATTCTGCTTTCCTTGAATCTACTTTGGCAAATGCTGCATTGATTTCATCGGCATCTAACTTGCCATCGGCAAGGAAGAAACGAGCAAGGGCTTCAATCACTGTTGCTGCACCTAGTGCACCAGCAAGAACTGCTGCCTGCCATACTTCAATGCCAACCAATGAGCCAGCACCAATTACTCCAAGAGATTCTGCTGCAATGACTGCAACAATTCTCATCATTACATTTTTAAATGTATCCATTATTCATCCTTTGGGTTGCGTAGCGGGTAGGTGACAGCCCAAGCAATGAGTGTGCCTGCGATGGCATAACCAACTACTGTCTTGGCTGAACCATCAAGGACTACCCAGGCAATGAACATACCTAGTAGAGTCCATAGTTGGTCAACCATATCTTTCATTATCTTCTTCATGGTTTTCTCCTATAGGCTGCTGCTCCTGCCATGCCTGCTGCATTAACTGCAGCCTGCCCAGCAATAACTGATGCAATGATAATTTTTTCTGACTCTGCTCTTTCTTGCACTGACATGTCAGCACCGATGCTTGCAATAGCAAGGAGTGCTTGTGCTGGGTCAGTAAAGAGTGCAGCAACAAGGGCTGCTGGGTTTTCTAATACAACCAGCGCTGCTGCTACTTCTGCTGTGATAACAACTTCGTTGCCGTTCTCATCTTGACGAACTTCAACTGGTGTATCGGGTGGTAAATCTTCATAGGTTAAACCTGCATCTTGGATAGCCTGTGCCGTGACTGGCTCACCATGTGCTGCTTCAATCAGTGCGTCTGCCACCACTGCTCGTTCTTCTGGTGTAGAATCTTCTGTAGCCACAACAGGTGGCTCAGGTGCTACAGCAGGAGGTTCAGATGGAGCAGGTTCAGGAATTGAAGGACCAGGAACTTCCTCTGGAGGAGCAGGAACTGGGTCAGGCTGAGGCTCTGGTTGAGGCTGAGGTTCAGGCTCTACTGGGGCAGGCTCGGGTTCAACTGCAGGCTCTGGAGGCGCAGGTTCGGGTTCTGGCTGCACTTCTGGTGCAGGCTCAGGTTGCGGTTCAGGAATTGGTTGAGGGTCTGCTGCAGGAGGAGGAGTTGACTCAGGTTGAGGAGGCTCAGGAACTGGTGGTGTCTGTATTTCCACTGGCTCAGGCACAACCACAGGCGGTGGGCTTGGAACAGGCACTGGGTCAGGAACTGGTTGAGGTTGAGGATTTACAGGCTCTACCACTACTGTCACTGTATCAACCAAAGTAGTTGAAGTTTCAACAATAGAAGTAGGAGTATCAGATGGACTTGGTAATGGACTTGGGGTCGGGCTGGATGATTGGGTTGATTCTGGGGATGGTGACGGGGATGGTGGTGTCACTGGTTCTGTTGAAGGACTCGGGGAACTTGTGGCTGTGGGAGTCTCGGAAGGTTGAACGACTGGAGAAGGAGTTGGCTCAGGCGAAGGAGAAGTTGCGGGAGCAGCACTTGGCTCTGGGCTGGGATTTACAGTAGGCGCAATGCCATTGTAATACCATGTGCTTTCAGGTGCGGTGGTACTAATAAAAGTTTTGTAACCACCTGATGCTATCTGACAAAAGAGTGCAGCGATGTTACCTTTACCTTCAAAGAAGCCAGTTGTATTATCCCAACCAACCCTAAATTCTTTAGATACACCAGCATCATTGGCACAGACAACAGTAATCTGACCTGTTTGTTCTGCATGTGCTGGTAGAAAAAAAGAAGTTCCAAAGATAATGAATAAGACTGCAAGTAAACGGGGAAGTTTCACTTGTACCTTTCAGTTATTTGTTTTGTTCACACAAGATTTCATAGATGCGGTCAACGCGAGCCTCTAGTCTGTCAACAGAATCACGGAGACTTGAGCCAGAGTTTGGTCTTAATTCAGAAAGATAATGTTTAACTAGCCAGCGTATTGCACCAGTAAAGCCAGCGGTTAAAGTCATAATGGCTATGGATATACCAAGCCAATCTGTTGGTGTCATTAGACCACCGTTCTAGCAATGACTTGAACGATACCGCCAAAGCCTGTGTAGTTGCGATTGGATGGAGTGGAACGAGTGAAAGTAACTTGTTCAATCACGCACTCTACTGGGTCACCACCAGCATTAAAGTCTTGGATAACAATAGTCTTGCCTATGCCTTCTACTGTTTCTAAAGCATTAAGTCTATCCTTGGCATAACCTTCGTAACCAATAATGTTTCCAGTTTTATCTGTTTCTTTGTCATAAAGAAAACATGGAATCTGAATAATACGAGCACGAGTAGGGGTAGGTAAAGCCTTTACAGCAACACCCACTACAACAGGACCAGTAGTAGCATCAGTTGAGTTGCGAGTAAGTTGAATTTTAAATGAAGCATCTGGTGAAATGTCTGGGTAAGAGTCAGCCAAATCAATATCAGCAGCAGTGCTTCCATTTTCAAGTATTGTATAAATAATGTTTTCTACCGTAGGATTTATTTTAGAAATAACAATGTCACCATTAGTTACATCGCCTACTGTACGAATACGAATACGCTTCCATGCTTTATTCTCCATGGTATCATAACGAATTTTACCGCCACGAAGTATGCCTGAATCAACTAAATCTGTTGGGTGTTGTAACCAAACACCAGAATCCGAGATTGCAAAAGCAACTTGATTTAAAGCACCAAGGATACGAATAGCCTTGACTGTTCCAGTAACGCTATCTGCAAATGCATCTGTTGCACGAGCATAGATACCAGTAGAGATAGGTTGAGCGTACCCGATAAGAGTCAATGGCTGACCAAGGTTCATACGCATGGTGCCTGAGTTGCTGTTTACGCCTTGAGTATGACCAGCCCAAATATAAGAGTCACGACCTTCAAAGTCATAGACACCGTTCTCATTGTGAAATACCAACGGTCCATAATTCATGTCACCGTTCTGGTCTAGGGTTGCAATGCGTGCACCTTTGCTTGTGCCAACCATAAGGTATGTACCAAGGTAGGTATAGAGCGACCTAATAACTTCACCTCGTGGCATAACGGCTGCAGTAATAATAGTACCTAATGCGCCAGTTGCATCAACTGCTAGTTTAAAAATACTAGAGTGGTCGCCAGCATACCCACCTAGATAAATGGCATTAGAACCTTCTGCCACTGCAGTCCATGTCCACAACACTGGCATATTTGTTGAACCATTGATAAGTGTTCCGTGGGTTGATGCCATAGATGGTTTAATATCTGATGCAGCACCAGAACCTTTATCTGGAAAAGTTAATTGGTAGGCTGCGTATGTTCCATTAGTAAACTTAAGTCCTGCAATTACACGGCTCTTAACATACTTAAGGGCTACATGTTCTAATGTTAATCCATTGTAAGTATATTGCTTATGTGTTGTACCGTCAGATAACTTAACATCGTACATACCAGCAGTGGTAGCCACATACATGTATGTACCATCAGAGGTTGTACCAAGGATTGTTTCATTGCTGATAGATGAGAAGTTAACCAAGGCTGTAGATGTACCAGCGCTAGTAATTTTATACATGGCTGTGGTTTGTGTGGTGCGTGGTGCCATGTCAGTAGCAATAAGGAAGGCAACGCCAGAAGTATCAGCGCCCGTATCAATCTTGCAGTCACCAGTAAAAGCCTGAACAAGCGTTGACTTTTTAATAAGGTTAATTTGCCCAGGTGTCCAAGGGTCTATGCCGTATGAATCACGAAAACGGAAACGAACTTCGTTATCGTTACCTTCCATCGGCTCGGTAAAGTTAATGCCTTCTCCATAATGCCATGAAGATTGTGAACGAGTCCAGTAACCTGAACCAGCCAAAGTGTGTTCACCTGGGTCACGCATTTGGTCCACACGCTGAGCGCGGAACTCTGCAGTCTGTCGTTTGTAAGGAGTGTTGTCCGTAATAGCCATAATAAATGGCAAGCCACCAATAGCCACATCAAATGCGTTAGCGTTTAAGTCATAATATGTGGAGAGACGACCAGATAAATCTATCTGGGTGCGCTCCGTAATATCTGGTGCTCTTGATACCACTATGTCTCCTTAGGTTAAAAATAATAATGAGCCGTTTAAACACATGCTCAGGTGTACAGTATTTAATTAACTGTTAATGCGTACCCAACTAAGTGAATCTTCATCCCAAGTAAACAGATGTTGATTGCTTTCTGGCATAGGTGTTGGTGCATCCCATAAACATGTTGTTTCGTTAAATGTCCAAGATGCAAATGGTTGAGGAGGAACAAATGCGCCTTCTGGTGCATTTAAATCCTCACGAAATGTATATCCAACTCCAGCATAATTCATGCGGAAAGGAACTCCACCTGCAAGGTGTTGACCGCCAAAAGTATTGTAAGAAGTTCTTTTACATTTTGTGTTCATTGTTTGACCGTAGTATTCTTCCCAGTCAATAGATAATTCTTTTTCATTTTTCCCTGAAATAACTCCAGTAACAATGTTTTCACTATTGATAAATGCATAAGTAGCCATTAAAAACTCACCGTTCCTGTTCCTGCTGAAATTGTATAAACTCTATAACCACTTCTTAAAGTACTTGAAGTAACTGTTAAACCTGCAGAATAACTCATTGGCGCATAACTAGATGGATATGCAACAACAATAATTCCAGAACCACCTAAGGCACCATTGCTACGGCTACCGCCACCGCCAGTTCCAGTATTTGCAGAACCATTAGTTGCAGGAGATGGACCAGCAGGTCCGTATCCTTTACCACCGTTAATGCTGCTATTACCGCCAGGTGCTCCAGCCTCGTTAACTTGACTTTCACCACCAGCACCGCATGCATAAATTACGCTAGCACCAGTAATTGTGTAAGTTTTTCCATCTCCACCAGAACCGCCACGACCACCAGAGCCACCGTTTAAACCACCAGCAGTACCAGCAGTGTCGGAACCACCACCTCCACCACCTGAATCATTAGTGTTTTGGTTACCTGCTCCACCATTATTGGCAAAACCACTTGCGCCAGTTCCTAATGTACCAACACTTGCAGTACCACCTGACTGGTATGTGCCGTATTTAGCACCGCCACCGCCTGAACCAGTTGAACCAGGAGCCTGGCTATTTGCTACCGAACCACCACGACCACCACCATTAGCAGTTGAACCAAAGGCAGCAGATGAACTTCCGCTAGTAGCAGTAGCGCCACCAGCGCCAATGCTAATACTATAGTTAGTGCCAGAAGTTACAGAAAAAGATGCGTTGTAAATTAAACCACCAGCACCGCCACCACCATCAAGATTTCCACCACCGCCACCTGCAACAAGCAGATATTCAATAGTTGGTGTGGATGGAAACTCTAACTGGTTAATACCACGCCATGCTGTGCCATCATAAACTTCAACTTGGTATGTTGATTCATTAAATCTTGTGTAGCCCCTGTATGGAGAAGATGGGCGTTGAGCAGTTGTACCACTGCGGTAATCAACAAGAGTTTTACCTGGAAATGATGTAAGTCCCATTATGCAATCTCTATTCCACTGATGTGAAAGTTAACACCAGTTGTTGAAGCCAATCCAGTAATTGTTTGAGTAGATGCCAACACTTGCTTTAGGTCAATAAAAGCAGTTGAGTTTGCATCAATGTTCACGCTAGAAAGTATTGCAACGCTGTTAAGGCTTATTGTTGCTGTTGCTGCTGCGGTTGTTGTATTGGTAATTGCTATATTTGTAACAACAGCACTGCTTCCAGTAGTTGTTGTGTATAGCGTAGTAGATGTTGTTGATGCTGCTGTACGAGCCAGCGCTTTGGTTGTTGTAGCCATTATTTACTACCTTTCGTTTATATTGCGCCCATGAGATACAGGCTTAGTTCATCTATTAAACTTCCTGGACCATTAGCAGCAGTCAAGTTTATGTCGCCCGATGCTGTTACTGTTCCAGTAAGCGTTGGTGCTGTTAAAGTTAAACCAGCAAGTGTTGTTACTGTGGCTCCAGAGTTAATTACTGTTGAGCCTAATGTTGGCGCTGAGTAACCTGCAACGGTTCCCCACTGAGTTCCAGTACCAGTTGATTGCAATACCTGACCGTTAGTTCCAGATGATGCACCAGCGGTTAATGTTCCAGTAAGCGTAGCGTTGCTTAATGTTAAAGCAGTAATAGTTCCGTATGTAGTACCAGAAGCAATAGTTGTGCTACCAAGCGTAGGTGCAGTATAAATAGATGTGGTTGCAATTTGCACCCAGGTGGAACCCGACCATACATACATGTTGTTAAGACTAGTGCTCCAATATGTAGCACCAACAATAAGAGCATTGCCAAGGTTATCAACAGTAGGTGCTGATGATTTGGAACCAAGGTAACGCTGGTCATAATTAGTATAAGTTGTGGCTGCAGAAGTTGCAGATGTTGCAGCCGATGTAGCACTTGTGGCTGCACTAGTTGCGCTTGTTAAAGCAGACGAAGCAGAAGTTGCAGCACTTGTTGCACTTGTTGCTGCTGCTGTTTGACTGGTCAATGCGCTTGAGGCGCTAGTAGATGCACTACTTGCTGATGTAGCAGCAGCGTTTGCTGATGTCAATGCTGATGATGCAGAAGTTGAAGCACTGGATGCTGATGTGGCTGCAGCAGAAGTTGAAGCAGCAGCAGATGAAGCAGATGTAGAAGCGCTACTTGCTGAGGTTGCTGCAGCAGCAGCAGAGTTAGATGCACTTGTTGCAGAAGTAGCAGCAGCAATCTGTGAATTAGAAGCAGATGTGGCTGATGTAGCAGCAGCATTAGCAGAGTTGTTAGCGCTAGTAGCAGAAGTAGCAGCAGCGTTCTGGCTAGTAAGAGAAGATGCAGCCGAAGTAGATGCACTTGATGCACTAGTAGATGCAGCAGATTGAGATGTAAGAGCAGAACCAGCAGATGTAGATGCACTAGAAGCGCTAGTGGCTGCAGCATTTGCTGAGTTTAAAGCGCTGCTTGCGGATGTAGATGCGCTTGAGGCACTGGTTGCAGCACTAGCAGCGGATGTAGATGCAGCAGTGGCTGAGCCAAGGATTGCATCAACATAAGACTTAGGTGTTGCAGATGAGGCAACCATACCTGTGCTAAGAAGTCCAGTGATGGTACCTGAGCCACTGACAACAATAGATGCTGTTGAAGTAATAGTTCCAGTAAGAGTAGCGCCGTTAATCGTAGGTGTAGTCAATGTCTTACGAGTAAGAGTTACTGATTGGTCGCTACCAACTACATTACCATCGCCTGATACAAGTCCATGAACATGGGTTAGACCAGCATTAGAAAGAATTGCTGTGTCATTGTCATACCCACGGGCTGCAATGTGAGTTTGTTCTTCTTTAAAGTCACGAGCAGATACGCCATGGCGAACAGATGAACCAGCAGGGTGAGCAAAAGCAGTAGTGTTATCTTGTCCACGAGTGATGGTAAGAGTTGTTGAAGTAGCAGCGGTTACCGTTACAACTTCTTCTTTTGAACCATCTGGGTCAATGATGAGTGTATAAGGAACGGTTGATGGAAAACCGCTAACTGACACAACGGCAACGCTTGATGTGGTATCGCCAGCCGTTGCTGATGCAATGGCGTTGACCAATGTTGTTTGAATTGCTGTGGCGGAAAAGTTCCGCTTGAGTACTCCTGGGTCGCCTGCTGCCATGTGGGTGCCTTATCTCTGATAGTGTGAACGAATAGGGAATTGACGGCGTTGGTTCTCCGCCACTTCGTTAAGACGAGTTGTGTAGATATTGAACAAGAAGCGTGATGCGTTTTCACCGCTTCGTGCTCCACGCTGGTTGTCAAGCACATCTGCTTCTGCAGATAGAGCACCAAGGCGTGATGGGTCTAGGAAAGAAATCATACGAAAGGCTGCGCCATAGATGACTACATCTTCTGAATAGTCAGGCATGCCAGTTACTGTTGAGTATTCTTGGCTTGTTGCTGTTGTTAAATCAAATAGCGTTGGGCGCTTTGAGTAAGCCACATTGACTGCTCGCCCTGGTACTACAGGGGAATAGATACCAAGTGAGTGACCAAAGTTTGTACCATCGCCAAAGGCTGTTGGGTTAGCAACGCGGTCTAACTGCCATGCACGAACTGGAAGCCACTCTTTAGATGGTCCAATTACTGAGTGAGTTACTGACAAAACATTTTGCACAGCATCGGGGATGTCATAGGTTGTGCGTGCTGCAATGTAATTAAACTGATATTGACCAATGGCAAATATCTGTGGGTACATAGCATTGAGTGTGTCATTGATAGCACGCTTGATTTCATAGCGTGGGAACAATGGAGATACCATTACTTTGTCAAGGTTAGAGTGGGCTGCTGCTGGAGTACCACGCTGCCCACGACCCCATGGTGCAAGAGTCAATACATTGTCAATGTTGTTGGTTGAGTTAACATACATAATCTCATCGCCAACTTGGACAAATCCACGGCTAACAACATTGGCATCGTTAACAGGTATGCTTGTAGCACCTGCGGTTACCGCAGATGTAAGCCATGTGGTTGATTCCATGTTAAGGCTATAACCGTGAAGGAGCGTGTCCACACGGTCAGTAAGTTGTTCAAGTGTACTCATAGGTCAATGCTCCGTAGCGCTGATACTGCTGACTTGCCAGTGGTTGAAGCCAGTTCATTACATACTGCATTAAGACCTTTGAAGTCTGCAGGTTTACGATTAGCATCTGCCTTAAGATTCAAAGCGTGTACAGTTTCATAGATAACAGATAATCCTGCCCACGCACATGCTGCTGCTGCTTCTTCTTTGAACGCAGTGCGTGCTGGGTATGTACCACCGTTGGCAAGTCTGTTTAATTCAGCAACGAGTGTTGAGCCTGCATAACCTGTAGCCATAATTACTTACCCTTCTTCTGTGCTGCTCTCATGTTGTCCACAAGATTAGGATATTTTCTGCCAGCCTTTTTAGCAGCAGCCTTGGCTGATGCTTTAGCAGCGGGTGAAAGTGGAGTAGATTTTTTGTTAGGGTTTGGTTTATCCCATACTTCTTTTTTAGCCATTACCATTTCACCTTGTCTGCCCAGTACGCTGCGCTCATCTTGCCTTTGGCAATGTTGGTTGCATGACGAGCCTTAAATGATTTCTGTCGTGCTGTTGGAGTCTTATCTCCAGTAACACCCTGTTGACCAAAGCGAATAGTTTTAACCTGGTCACCAGACTTAGCCACAACTACATGTGACTTTGTTGGGTGACTCGGTGTACGCTTTGGTTTATTAAAACCAGATACGCCTGCTCGCTTTAGCCTTGGGTCTGTCATTTATTTTCCTTTAACCTTCTTAAGATTTGG